CAGAGGTGACCCTGGACCAGATCCAGGCGGCTTACTTAAACGGTGATGGGATCGTGACCGTGATCCATGATTCCGGTCTGAAGAGCTGGGGAAATAACTGTGCCTGTTATCCGGAGGTCACGGATATGAAGGAGCGGTGGATCGCCTGTCGCCGTATGTTCACCTATGTGGCCAATTATTTCATCCTCAATTACCTGTCTGAGCTGGACGAGCCGATGAACAAAAACAAGATCGACGATATCGTCAACAGCTTTAACATCTGGGGCAACAGTCTGGTATCCAGGGGGATGTGCGCCGGTCTGCGGGCAGAATACAGAGCCCAGGACAACACATCCAACGATCTGTTAAACGGAAAGCTGAAGGTCCGCTTCTTCATTGCCCCGTTTACGCCGCTGGAGTATATTGAGGCAACAACGGAATTTGATGTGAAGACGTTACAGGCATCGATTCTGGGAGAGGAGGCATAAGGATGAGCAAAGGATATATGCCCAGTGTGATCAACCGGTTTAATATTTATCTGCGCAAAAACAGACTATTCGGCCATACTGGAGAGGTGGAGCTTCCGGCGGTGAAGTTCCTGACGGAGACCCTGGAAGGGGCCGGTGTGGGAGGAACTATGGATATTGCCGTGACCGGTCTTACTGAAAACATGGAGATTTCCATTCCGTTTACCTGTATCAGCCAGGATATGGCCAGGATGCTGGATCCGACAGAGCCTCTGGATCTTACCCTGCGCGGTGCAGTACAGGCCATGGACCAGGGTTCTGGAAGAATGACATTCCAGGACTTGAAGGTGGTGATCCGGGGATTTACAAAGGAGTATACACCGGGGACCTTAAAGGCCGGAGCCAAAATGTCCGGCAGCATTGCAGCCAATATGACTTATTATAAGATTGAGTATGACGGAGATACATTCCTGGAGATCGACAAGCTGAACGATGTATGCATCATCAACGGGAATGACGTTCTGGCGGAAGTCCGGGATATGTGTTAGGAGGAGGAAGCATGAGCAGAAAAGAAATTCTGAAGCTGAAATTAAGCGAGCCGGTCCGGTATGACGGGAAGGAGATCACAGAGCTGGATCTTTCCGGCTATGAGACGCTGACATTAAAGGATCTGACGGAGATCTACGCGGCGTATGAGGCCTTCGGCGGAGGCAGTGTAATCATGCAGGAGTCAGATCTCCGGTTTGCCCAGTGTGCGGCCGCCCGTGTGGCCGGACTTCCGGTGGAGGCCCTGGACCAGCTCCTGGCCAGGGATGCGGTACGTTTAAAGAACATGACCTACCGTTTTTTCTACATGTAGGCATCCGGGGGACAGCGGATGTCCTGGAGGCCAGAAAGACCTGTATTTATGTGGCAAGGTTCACAAATACAGGTCTTGATTTTTATTATGGCCTGCCGCTTGGGGAGCTGAACCGGTTTACCGGGGATGCGGTGGAAGTGATGAAGGAGATCCGGCGGGCAGGAAAGGGGTGAAAGTATGGCGTCTAAAAAGGGACAGTACCAGTTGGGGATCGAGATCTCTGGAAAGACGAACCGGTCTTTAAAGGGAGCGGTGGACAGCGCCCAGGGGGATATGGAACGGCTCAGACGGAAGATGTATGCGTCCGGCCGGGATATGGAACGGGCATTCTCAAAGATCGATACCAGAGGCCTTAAGGCGTTAGACAGGGCGGCGGATCTGACTTTCAGCGGAATGGTGAAATCGGCGAAGGCTGCAGCTGCGGGAATCGGCGCAGCTGTGGCAGTATCCTTTGGATATGGCGGTTCGTTTGAAAAACAGATGAGTACCGTGCAGGCGATTTCCCAGGCCTCCCGGTCAGAAATGGACATGTTAAACGCGGCGGCCCAGGAAATGGGCCGAACGACGCAGTTTTCCGCCACTGAGGCCGGACAGGCAGAGGAGTACATGGCCATGGCCGGCTGGAAGGCAAAGGAAATGGTCGCGGGCCTTCCAGGGATCATGAACCTGGCGGCTGCATCCGGCGAGGATCTGGCATCCACTTCGGATATCGTGACCGACGCCCTGACAGCCTTCGGGCTGGCCGCACAGGATTCCGCCATGTTTTCAGACGTCCTGGCTCAGGCCAGTAGCAGTTCCAATACCAATGTGTCCCTGATGGGTGAAACCTTCAAGTATGTGGCTCCGGCAGCCGGAGCCATGGGATACAGCATTCAGGACATGGCCGTCAGCATCGGACTTATGGCCAATGCGGGGATCAAGGGATCCCAGTCCGGTACTGCTCTCCGGAGTACCATCACAAGGCTTGCAAAGCCCACGGCGGAATCCGGAGCAGCCATGGAAGACCTGGGAATCGAGATCACCAATGCAGACGGCTCCATGAAGTCCTGGGCTGAGGTTGTGGACCAGATGCGCACCGGGATGCAGAAATTAACGGCAGACCAGAAGGCCAGCTATGCGGCCATGCTGGGCGGCCAGGAGGCTATGTCCGGTCTTCTGGCAATCGTGAATGCCAGCGATGCGGACTACCAGAAGCTGACGGAGGCGATCAATAATTCTTCCGGAGCGGCACAGAGGATGGCAGAGATCCGGATCGATAATCTTGCTGGGGATGTGACGTTATTAAAGAGCGCTGCCGAGGGCGCCGGGATCGCCATGTACGAGGGGCTGGTGGATCCGGCCCGGGAGGCAGTCCAGGGTCTCACGGAAGGGGTCAATGCCTTTACAGAGAGCCAGTTCCTGGAGGACCTGGTACGGATGGCCCCCACGGCCCGCAGAGAATTGAAGGAGTTCGGCGAGAGCGCTGCAGGGGCCTTTAAGCCTCTGGTGGAAGCGGGGAAGTGGATGGCAGACCATCCCCAGGTGATCACCGGGACCCTGGCCGGGATCACTTCTTCCATGGCAGCGTTTAAGGCGGTAAAGTCCGCCAGTGCGCTGCCGAAGCTTCTGATGTCTGTGTCCGGTGTGCTGGGCGCATGGCCGGTGGCAGCCGCCGGACTTGCCGTGGGCGGGATCGTGGGGATCACCGCCGCAGTGAAGACGGCAGACCAGCATCTGAGGAAGCAGAACCTGGCAGACCATTTCGGGGACATCAGCCTGTCCATAAAGGACCTCCGGCAGATATCCCAGGAGATGGTAAAAACGAAGTCCCTGGAAAAGATGGGGGAGGCCATGAAGGCCTTTGACGGGGTGGAAACCTTAAAGAAATCCTTACAGGACAACGTGGATACCCTGGAAAAGATGAACTGGAAGGTGTCTGTGGGGCTGGAGCTTTCTGAGGATGACCGACAGAGCTATCTGGATAATGTGGAGTCTTTTATTAACGGCTCAAGGGAACAGGTGCTGGAGATTCAGTATGCCATGCAGTTAAACCTGGAGGGGCTTGCGGGTAAGGATGAGACCGGGACAGCCTTAAAGGAACAGTTTTCAAGATTTTATACGGATCAGTATGAGGAGCTGACCAGGCTGGGGGACGAGCTGGGCCAGGTGGTCGGGGACGCCTTCGAGGACGGGATGCTGGACGTCGACGAGGCGAGGGCGATCCAGGAGCTGCAGCAGAAAATGAGCCGGATCACCAGCGCCCTGGCAGTCAGTGAGTTTGACGCCAATATGCAGGTGATTACGGAGGGCTATGCCGGAAACCTGGATGCGGAATCCTTCCAGAATCTCCAGGCGGAGATGATGGAACAGGTGGAGGTGTCGGAGAAAAAGCTGAAGGAATCCCTGACCTACGGCTATGCCGGGCTGAATGCCCAGTTAAATTCCGGGAGCATCAGCCAGGATGAATATGATCTTCAGCATGAGTATCTGTCTGGCCAGTACCAGACCCAGCTGGCAGAGGTGCAGGCAAAGGCAGTCAGCTACCAGGTGGAGACCATCAAAAGGCAGTATGCTGAGGAGCTGGCAGCCGTGGGGCCGGAACTGGAGAAGGAGACACAGGAACTTTTAAATAACACTTTATCCTGGATCCAGGGAGGAGCTTTTGCAGACACAGAATGGGAAGCATTTGCAGGACAGATGGGGGATGTGTGGAAGGCAGCCGGAATAGACCGGGATACCCATATGGCGATCCAGGAGCTGTACGGGCCGTTGGAAGAAAGTATCGGAAGGCTGAATGAACTGAAAAACACCCTGGCAGAAAGCGGCAGGGAAATCCCGTCGGTTCTGACTGAGGCCATATCAGAAAGTGCGGATCTGGGGCTGATCGCCGGGAATGTGGATGCGATCATGGAGGTGACAGCGGATCATGTGGCAGCCAGCCCGGAGGCGGCAGAGATCGTAAGAGCCAGCGCAGAACAGGGTGGAAAGGTTCCGGAGGCGGTGGCGAGGGGGATCCAGGATCCGGAAAACCAGGCGAAGATTACGGATGCTGTAAAGCAGATGGAAGACTATACCAACCGGATGATCCGCGGAATGAACATTGATGGAAAGATAAATGTGAATCTGGGCGCATCCGGAAGCCGGCCTGCGGCTGCATCCCTGGAGAGGACAGTACTGAATGCCAGGGCCATTGCCCATCATGCCCGCGGTGGACTGATCGAGCAGCCGACTCTGTCTTACTTTGCAGAGGAGGGGCCGGAGATGGCCATCCCTATCGAGGATACGGATCATGCCCGGGGGCTGTGGGCCCATGCCGGGAAGCTTCTGGGAGTGTACCAGGAAAGCCAGGGGAACAGCTATGGGAATTACTACCGGGAGATTACGGCTGGACCAGCGGCCGCTCTGGAAACGGGGCCCCAGGGCATTGCCGGAGGGCTGATGGCCGCATTCGCACCGGTCCAGAATTTTTATGGAGATGTAAAGAAGGAAGATGTGGAGGCAGCCAACCGGAGCAGCTATGAGGAGTTTCTGGAACATATCGACCGATTCCTGTTTGAGAGAAGGCGGGTGGCATTTTAGGAACTTATGGAAAAATACAGAACTATCCAGGGAGATACCTGGGACAGGATCGCCAGGAGATTTTACGGGGATGAGCGGTATCTGGATCTTCTGATGGAAGGAAACCCGGAGTGCCTGGAATATCTCATATTCCCGGCCGGAGTGGAGCTTCTGGTTCCGGAGAAGCCAGGATCAGGGGTCATGGATCTGCCGCCCTGGAGGAGGTAAGTAATGGAAATGAGGCCCAGGAAATTCGGGATCCGCCTTACCTATAACGGGGCGGATGCAGCAGACGAGATCACAGCGGATCTTCTGGATTTTTCGTACTCAGACGCCCTGGAAGAATCCGATTCCGCTTCCATTACACTAAAAGACGACCGGGGGAGATGGGCCGGTGCCTGGACTCCCAGGACCGGAGACCGCATTGATCCTGTGATCTGTCTGGAAAATTGGGGAAAAGACCGGATCCCGGAATTAAATTGTGGAGAACTGCTCCTGGATACGTTCTCCCTGTCCGGATATCCAGGGAAGCTCCAGCTGGAGGCAGTCTCTGCACCGGCGGATACAGCTTTTACAGAGACGAAGCGGTCACAGACCTGGGAATCGGTGACGATCTGCCAGGTAGCGGGGGAGATCGCTTCCCGGTATGGTCTGGAATGTGTGTATGATGCCGATGAAATCACTATAAAACGGATGGAGCAGAATAAGAGGCCGGACAGTGAATTTTTAAAGGAGCTGTGCAGCCGATACGGACTGATCTTAAAGATCTATAACCGGCGTCTGATCGTGTTT